TTGTAGTTCGCCAGCAGTCATTGCGTAGTATCTTGGGTTGCCAGACACGTTGCCAGCTCTTTGTTGCCTGTCTAATAATTCTGCCTGCGATATTAATTCTAATGGGTTTGTCTCGCCACTCGTAATATGAAAGCGGATAGGCTCTAGCATATCGGCTGGGATCGCGCTGTATTTTGTGTCAATCTCAGCAGTGGATCTGGCTTCCATTTTCCAATGGCGTAATCTGCGATTTAGATCAGTCTCTGCCAAAGTTATAAATGTGCTAGACACAGAAGTAAGATCATCACGATTAAGAAAATCTGCGAGTGTCGTCTTTAATTCTGCGTATGTTGTTATTGGCATTATTCAGCCCCTAGTTTTATTTCTATATATCATATTTACAAAGATCGCGCCAGTTATGACTTTTTAATAATTACCTAACCTCTGTGCGCGATTAACTAAAGCATCAAGCCCAAATAGTTCAGCGGCTTGTCTGCCTTGAGTTTTTAATATTTCATCATACATCATATTTGCCTCAACCCACTCATTATCTATTTTTTGTGACATATTTGGATTCATTTGGAAGCCTCTTATGTCTTTAGGTAAAGCCTCTGTCTTTAGCATGTTTGATCCGCTTGGGGTGCTGGCTACCATCTTTGGGTAAGCCTCATCGGGGAATTGCATGTACCAAGGGCGGACATCACCCATTGTCATATTGTTACCAACCCTATTTATAGTAGCATTATATGATGCGTGAGTGTCTCCATAATCTAAGAAATTTTCAACGTCAGGCTGAAATGCTCTGTATCCACTACTTAAAAGTGGCTGGTTAGTTAACTCTGGAGCAGTTGTTGCCCATCGGATAGCACCTACACTTGGAACACCAGCCGCTAAAGCTGGCGCTGTATCTAGTGATTTTACAAAGGCCGCACGCTCCCCACCTTTTAATGTCGATAGGTAAGCTGGTAGTTCTGGGCTAAGTAGACCCATGCCCTCTGGTAAAAGTCTATTATTATTTTTAATCGCACCCCTGAGAGGCACAAAGTTAGGGTCTATATTGTCGGCATTTGCAAGTATAGCTTGAGCTAAATTCATTGTTTGGTGCATACTAAAATCACCGCCAGCCGCACCCATTGTCATAGGGCTAACAATAGGCTTTCCACCTTCTCGTACAGTGTTTTCCCAAGATTTTCTTTTTGTGTCTAATGCTACGTTATCTGATGCAAACCCTAATTTACCTTTGTCTCCAAATTCATGCCCACCTTGTTGCATAACTGGTCTACTAAATTTTAAATCATTAATCTCATCAATTACAGTATCGCTTATAGTCCCATCTGCTACAAAGCCAAACATATCTGTAAAGCCTTCATTTTTTAAATCTTCAGCAGTTTTAAAAGTAGGATCTACAGTTTCTGAGCTAAGTTTCCTTCCTTTAACTTTCCACTCACTTGGTGGGATGCCTGTTTGTTTTTTAGATGAAAATGGTGTAAATAATGCAGGATCTTTTGCGCGACCACCGCCAACACGCGGCTTTGCAAACCCAGACTTTCTTTCAAATTTAGTAGCCGCGTTTATTTGCTCTGGCGTTAATTTGTCAACTGCATCTAAAACATTATTTGCTGGCATATTACGTGGAACATTGCTGGATTTTGGATTTAACCTAACATTACCAAACGTAGATCCCATTACACTTGGGTCAACCTCAATACGATCTGCCATATCAAGTAAGCCCTTGCCTACTTTCTTAATGGCAGGGGAAGCCGCGTCACCAATAAGTGGAATTAAACCTAGTAAAGCCGCGCCGCCCAAAACAGCAACATACCCAAGATCAGGCTCTGGCTTTTGTAGCTCGTCGTAAATTTCCTTAGCCGCCATAGCATCACCAATAATCGGCGTGGCTTCAGCTATAAATTTTACGGCGTCCATTGGGGTAAAGCTCATTGGCGTTACCTTTAAGCTGTCTACATAGTCAGCCCATTCAGCGTTTGTCCCACCTTGGTATGTATTCTGGTCAAGCAGTCCCATTAAAAATTCCATCTAGCATTTGTTGCAATCTAGGTGACATTTCCTCGCTGGGTGTTGTTGGCTCATTTGTTGCGGCGTATAAATACATTAACTCAGATAAGCCATTTGGGTTTGACATAACTCTCCTGTAACTCTCAGGCTCGTTATTCATCTTGTACTCTAACATCTCCACAAATCCCTGCTTATTCGCAAGATTTGATGACATAATCGTCTGCATGACATCAACTGGCAATATCAGGCTACCCACTATTTCGCCACCTGTACCATCTGCGCGTCTAGCTGTTGTGCCTTGTGGCATCTGATTAGGAAACGACGTAATGGGATCATTGCCAGCAAAATTGGCTTGTCCTAACGTGCCGTAGCTTGTTTTTTCACCAATACGATCCATTGCGGATGTGCCGTCCATATTAGTCAATAATCCGCCGCGATATTCAAACTCGTCATTAGGCGTCAGGAAATTAGCCACACGCTCCGCAAAGCTGTTACGTCTGGATCGCTTGCCCTCATCAAGTTGATTGAGGAAGTTTAGTACGCCTCTATTTACCATAGCCGCCATTTAAGCACATACCTTTGGCCTTGCAGTTTGACTTGGTAGGGCATCCCTTGCACGTTTTCATGATAAAACCTCATTGCTGTATATTATGCGACCATATCACAATTCATCTATTGACGCCAGTATGTTACGCATTCTTTCTGAGAGCTTCCACTCGCCAGCCTTCCACCTCGCGGCGTGTTGTGCATCCTGCAAGGATAATCCGCGTTGCACATATTCCTTTATCCATCTAGCCATTAATAAATTTTTCATCTTAGGTGACAAATTTAAAAATTTTTTTTTCATGCAATTCCCTTTAAATTGCGCTTAATGGATTTATTCCAGTTATTATTATTGCCAGATAATGCAGTCGTCGCGTCCGATGCCATTGTCAGGCATAGTGCATCTGCAAGGTCTGGCGATTTTAGGCCACGTTTTCGCATTGCGTCCTTGCTCTCGGCTTTCATTTTGCCTGACGATGTAAAGCTGTACCTAATGCTGGTTAACTCAGCCAAGAGCTGGTCATCCTTTGGCAGTTTGCAGGATCTATCTTCGAGCCAGCCTTTTGTCTTAAACCACAGCTCACTTCGTAAATTCATGTAGGTCTTGCCAAGCGCTGGTGCTTCACCAACATTAACTCCACGCACTGGCAGGCCAAGCTCACGCAATCTATCGACTACACCGCCGCCAACGCCAATACTATCGACCAGTATGTCTGATGGCCTCATGCTGGGCTGTAATCCCTCATATTCCGCCATAACTCGACCCACAGTTTGCATTAAGTCTAATCCCTGCCACGCCTCAATATCTGTGACGACGTTGCCATATCTTTTGCAAAGCGCAGTTTTATCAGTACCAAACCTCGCCACGTCCAAGCCCCACACTGGTTTTATATCTGGCGTCATCTCAATATCACGATGCGTCGCGCTCTGGGCTAGGTGAAATGGTATGATCGTATCGTCATCAGCCAATGGAAACTCGCCAAGTACGCGGATGCGAAATGCGTTGCTTTCCTCGCCGTATCGCTCACGCATCTCCTCGACAAACTCTGTAGACACAAGAGGGCTGTCGATGCACGACCAGCGCCTAGTCCACCAGCTCTTTGATAATCTGGTTTGCGTTTCGTAAAATGTTCCAGAGGATCTTGTCGGGTTTGACAATAATAGCGTGGTTGCGCTGTGACCAGACATTGACCCAGCCGCCGCTTCAAAAACTTTCTCAGGCACACCAGACGCCTCATCAACTACCAATAAAACATTCTCGGAATGCACACCAGCTAATGCCTCTGGCGTTTCTGCGCGTGACGTTCTGGCAGATATAAATGCCTCGGATGCGGCTGACGTTAATTCCACACGATCTGATTTTGTAGTAATCAATTGCTGTAGATGGGGTGGCAACTCGTTAATCCATCGTTTTAGCTCGGCAAACAATGCGTCAAACAATTGGCTGGACGTGGGCGCTGTGACTACAACCTTATTTGGGAAACGCAGGAGCAAGTACCAAAGCATTGCCCAAGATGCCGACGTTGATTTCCCTGTACCATGCCCAGACCTGACAGACATCTTACGCTCGCCATTAGCTATAGCATCGAGAAACTCTTCCTGATAATTATATGGCGTAGCGCCCAGCACCTCTTTAACAAATAGCACTGGATCGTCACGATAACGCAGGACAAATTCTGTTAACGGGTTATCACTCATCGGTTACATCCTCATAATCCACGTCAATCGTCTTGGCTTCGCGCTCCTGATCTTCCTTATGGATAGCCGCCAAGTCAGAATTAACTTTGCGTAAGGCGTCTAAATGCATGTCGCCAACTGAGATATTTACGTTTGTCTGTGGCCTCGTTCCATATCTATCTTGGTTATACGAGCTTGCCATAAATTTACGCCATTGCACCTTCTCTCTCGTTGCGGCTATCTCACTGCTTGTCGAGCCGCCATCCAAATCATCTACCATTGTTAAGCCTTGCTCGACTAGGGCATCTGCGGCGTGGCGTCTGGCTTCGTTCATGGCCTTCTCATATTCTGGCACTTTATTCAGTGATGAGCCAAGATATTGTCTGGAACAGCCATATTCTACAGCCATTTTCGTCAAAGTATTACCTGATGCGATTTGCTCAAACAAGTAATCTACGCCGCCTTTCTTCTCAACATCTGCGAGGATCTTCCTTCGTAATGCCTTGCCAGCCATTAATATTCTCCAATTTTTTTAAATTTTACAATAGGTAAGCATTATATTGCAAGGGGGTATGGGGGGGTCATTCGTGTGCGTGAAAATGTGAATAACACTCCCCCTAGCTGGGCGAGACGTGGGGGGGGTCATTTTTTTGCTCAAATCTGCTAGTTTCGGATAAATGGAACAACGCATAGCTCATAATAGCCTTATTTTACTGCAAAATCGCCTAACCTATTGATTTCATTAGATATACTGCGGATTTAGCCCATAATATCCGATAATGTATATTATGTTAACTTTCAGATTATCAGGATATATTGACATTAGAATTGCAATTTGTTACGCGCCCACGCGCCTGCGACGACGCTTGTGTGTTTTTTCAGAGGGTTAAATGCTACCAACATTAGTGCAACTGCCTCGCCTTATCCTCTGCATTCTGATCGTGTAATTCAATGAGTGCCTCTGCCAGCGATTGGATAACAACGTCAGCCCCAACAATATGTAATCTATCTGTTATGAAGTCACACAGTATATCCAGCTCCTGATCATTCTCGTCAGTATTCTTACAGTGAAGATCTAGCGTTAATTTAATGTTAAACTCTGACACGTCATCTAACCTTGTAATGTGACCGCGTAGCTCGGAAGAGGAGGAGAAGCTACGCGGTCTAGTTCAGTGGGAAACATGTTGTAAATGCAAAAACAACACGTTTAGAGGGAGGAGAACCCACTGACTATAGTATGCCTCAAGAGAGGCGTTGTTTCAAGTCTATGTGACCTCATTTGATAGCTCGTAAGCCAGCGCAAGATAACCGCACCCATCGACAGAGCTATCCTGATGCACGCCGTTTCGCATCCTAGCAATCTTTAACAGCGCCATCATGTTTGCCACGTCGTATGCTGAGATGTGCCTTCCAAGATACGCCGTCCACATAGTCGCAATACAATTGAAGTTTTCCTCTGCGCTTCCGTACTGCCTAGCACGATCCCCTGTTATGAGAATGTTTGCCTTCGACAGTATGTCCGACCTCACCATACTTTGTTCTTCCATTGCTTGATCCCCCTCGCCCTCGCTCGTCCCTCGCTTGCTACCAGCCGTTCTAATGTTAATCTCTTTCTTCATCTTATGCTCCATAATTCTTAACCCCGATTTTCCCCTACTATTATTTACCTACTATTATATTATACCTATAGGTATAATAATATAATAATAGGTTTGGTACGATATACTATTTAGAATTAATAGGTTGTCCTCTAAGTTATTGATATTGTTATTATTAATGCTAATTAATAGGTAATTAATAGGTCTAATATTACTTCATTTTACCAAAATCATCAGTGAACCAAATATTGCCCTCATTTTGGACAATATGACCACCAGATATCAGCCCATTTATTGCCTGCTTGTATGTGCTGGATGGATTAGATACGCCAGAAACTTTGCCTAAAAAATGCTTCTTTATGACTTCTTCCTCAATCATCCAGAACGTGCTTGGCTCAGGATATCCTAAACCTGATGGATTAGCCCTGCCAATAGCCTCGCCTCGTAGCTGTTGGAAGCACGTCTTAAATAGGATCTGTTGCTTACCCTTGATGGCTTTCTTGTTAGCCTTATCGACATCATCACTGCTGGCTGGAATAATCACGCAAGTTGTTACAGGATCGCCGTCCATATCATTGCCCAGCTCAATCACCTTCAGCTTGAAGTGAAACTTCCTGCCGCCTTCCAGATCTCTCTGTTTGGTAGCCAGAGCAGTTCGCAGACCTGTCGCCTCGTCATATGATAGCTCTATCTCAGTTTCCACAGCCGCACGTAATGAGCTGTGACCACGCGCCTTTGCTTCCAGATTTTTACCTGAGTGATGCACCAGCATGAGATGTGCGCTCGTTGTAGCCCT